CAACAACACTTCTTGGGGTAATCAAGATGAAGCTACTGATAGCTATACTCACGGAATATATTTTGGAGGACGTAACACCGAGGGTTCAGGATATACTAACGGATTCGCTTGTGCACTTGATGAAGTGGCTATCTACAATAAATGTATTGATTCGGTTGGGACTTTTGCTAGTGAAGTATATAATGCCGGAACTACTTACAACCATTTGACTAATAATCATAAAGATAATCTTGTAGGATATTGGAAATTTAATGAAGGTAGTGGTACTACTGTTACTGACCATTCGACAAATAGTAACAATGGAACATTAACTACAAATGATACAGGATTACCAACTTGGGAAGAAATAAAAACCTATAATTAAAGGAGTTATAATGGCAAGAAGTAGAGATAGCGTACGAGAAAATAAAGCTATGCAATCAATCTTACGAGGTGAAACACCAGAAAAAAGAGTAATGGTTGGTTATCAAGATAAAAAAGATTTGAATCAAGGTGATAAAATTGATAGATTATCTGATATTATGAAAGAGGCTCGGATGCCTTGGTTCTGTCCAAACTGTACAAAGACAATGAAAAAACGTTTAGATGATAAAATGTGGTTACTACACGGTCATTGCTTTGAGTGTCAAATAAATATTGAACACAAGTTAAGATTAGAAGGAAAGTTTGATGAGTGGGCAACAAAAAAGGCTATTGAAAACAAACGAGCGTGGGTTAAAGAACAGAAAGAACAATTGATTGCATTTAAAAATCAAAAAGCACCAGATGTATATAATCAAGTATCACCAGATGGTCACTCAATTGATAAAGAAAAGTGGAATATAGATTTTAACAAATTAAAAGAACAAGCAGATGAAGCCTTAAATCATCTGCAAAAAATAGAAGATTCTTTAAAATAGAATATTTATATATATAGAATTGTCTATTATTAGGAGAAAAAAATGGCAACAACAACAACTGATGAATATGGTTCTCAGATTGAAAGAGGTAACAAAAGAACTGATGTATCAAGTCGTAAACCCTCATTAAACAAAGATGATGCTAAGTTTAGTAAAATAAAAAGTCAAACATCTGGTTCGACATTTTATACTGGTTCATTGGCAGGTTCAAGTGGCTTTATAGTACAAGAAGTACCAGCTGCAAACGAAGTGTTTATTACACCAACTGACGGTGATGCTATTGATGCCTCTGTCTTCACAACTGGTACACTATATGAAATTGGTGTAAAACAAGTAAGTGGTAGCTCAGGTATTGTACACGTAGTTTATTAATATGAACCGAAACACAAAAGGGCAGTTGAAAGATGTAATTAAACAAGAGTATGTAAAATGTGCTGCAGACCCTATATACTTTTTAAAAAAGTATTGTTTGATACAACATCCAATGAAAGGTAAGATACCATTTCAATTGTATGATTTTCAAGAAAAAACAGTTGAACAGTTTGTACAGCATCGACTTAACATCATATTGAAGGCTCGACAGTTAGGTATCAGTACATTAACTGCTGGGTACTCATTATGGATGATGACGTTTCATCTCGATAAGAACATCTTAGTTATTGCTACTAAACAAGAGGTAGCAAAAAACTTAGTAACAAAAGTTCGTGTGATGCATGCTAATCTACCAAGTTGGTTGAAACAACCTTGTGTTGAAGATAATAAGTTGAGTTTGAGATACAAAAATGGTTCTCAAATAAAAGCTGTATCAAGTGGTGAAGAGAGTGGTCGTTCTGAAGCTCTATCATTATTGATACTTGATGAGGCAGCTTTTATTGATAAAATTGATACAATATGGGCAGCTGCTTCTCAGACGTTATCAACAGGTGGTCAATGTATAGCTTTATCTACACCTAATGGTGTTGGTAATTGGTTTCATAGAACTTGGATGGATGCTGAAGATGGGTTGAATGACTTTAATTTTACAAAATTGTTTTGGACTGTTCATCCAGATAGAGGTCAAGAATGGAGAGATGAACAAGATGCATTGTTAGGTCCATCTCTAGCTGCTCAAGAATGTGATTGTGACTTCATTACTTCTGGTCAAAGCGTTATTGATGGTGTAATATTAGAAGAATATAGAACATCACAAGTTTCTGAACCTGTAGAGAAAAGAGGTATAGATTCAAATGTGTGGATATGGAAACCACCAAACTATACTAAAGATTATATAGTATGTGCTGACGTGAGTAGAGGTGACTCTACAGACTATTCTGCTTTTCACGTAATTGATATTGAAAATGTCGAACAAGTAGCAGAATACAAAGGTAGAATATCTACAAGAGACTATGGTAATCTACTAGTCAATATAGCAACAGAATATAACAATGCATTACTAGTGATTGAGAACAATAATATTGGTTGGGCTACAATACAACAAGTAATAGATAGACAGTATGACAATTTATTTTATATGAGTAAAGATTTACAATATGTAGATACACATAAACAAATTAATAATAAAATTAATCGTTTAGAAAAACAGGTAGTACCTGGATTTACATTAACACAAAAAACAAGACCACTTGTTATTGCGAAGTTAGAAGAATTTTTTAGAGAAAAATTATCTATAGTACATTCACAGCGATTAATTGATGAGTTGTTTGTATTTATATATAACGGGAGTAGAGCAGAAGCGATGAGAGGCTATAACGATGACTTAGTAATGTCATACGCTATGGGATTATGGATACGAGAAACTGCACTTAGATTGAGAACAGAAGGTATAGAATTACAAAAGAAGGCTGTAAGTAGTATTAATTCTAATCAAGGAGCTTATACACCTAAAGACACTCAAAATAACACTTGGACTATAGATATTAATAAAAAACAAGAATCATTAGAATGGTTAATTAACTAAAGAGGTAAAAATGGCCGACACAACATTATTTGGTAGATTAAGAAGATTATTTTCTACGAACGTAGTTGTTAGAAACGTAGGTGGAAAAAAACTAAAAGTTTCTGATACAAGTCGTACACAATCTATTGCACATAATAATCTTATTGATAGATATCAAAAATTATTTACTAATTCAGGTCTTAGTGGATATTCAGATTCATTATTGACAAAATCAATGAGACTAAATCTTTTTAAAGATTATGAAAGTATGGATAGTGACCCAATTGTATCATCAGCACTTGATATATACGCAGATGAATCTACTATGAAATCAGAATATGGTGATGTTTTACAAATTAAAACAGACAACGACCAAATCAAACAAATACTGCACAACTTGTATTATGATATTATTAATATCGAATTTAATTTATGGCCTTGGGTTCGTAATATGTGTAAATATGGAGATTTCTTCTTAAAATTAGAAATCAACGAAAAATATGGTATCACAAACGTAGTACCAATGTCTGTATATGATGTCTCAAGACTAGAAGGTTTAGACCCAGAAAATCCAGAGTACGTAAAGTATATTATAGAATCAGCAACTAATGAACATAGATATAAGTCAGCTGACACATCTGCTCATAAAGAAGAGTTAGAAAACTATGAAGTTGCTCACTTTAGATTACTTTCTGATTCTAATTATTTACCTTATGGTAAATCACAAGTTGAAGGTGGTCGTAAGATTTGGAAACAACTTTCACTTATGGAAGACGCTATGTTAATTCATAGAATTATGAGAGCTCCTGAAAAACGTGTATTTAAAATTGATATTGGTAATATACCACCAAGTGAAGTTGATAATTATATGCAACAGATTGTAAACAAAATGAAAAAAGCACCTGTTGTTGATGAGAATACAGGTGACTATAATTTAAAATACAATATGCAAAACATAACAGAAGATTTTTTTATGCCAGTACGAGGAGGTGATAGTGGTACAAGTATAGAGTCATTACCTGGTTTAACCTATGAAGCAACAGAAGACATTGAATATTTAAAAAATAAACTACTAGCTTCACTTAGAATACCAAAAGCGTTTTTAGGATATGAAGAACAAGTAGGTTCTAAAGCTACACTAGCAGCAGAAGATGTTCGTTTTGCTCGTACGATTGAAAGAATACAAAGAATCACATTATCAGAATTAACTAAAATAGGTATTGTACATTTATTTGCTCAAGGTTATCAAGATTCAGACTTAGTTAACTTTGAATTAGGTTTAACTAATCCATCTACTATATATGAGCAAGAAAAAATAGAACTATGGAATAACAAAACTCAATTAGCTTCTTCAATGATACAAGACGGTTTAGTTTCATCAGAATGGATTTATAAAAATATATTTGAATTTACAGATGAACAAATAAAACAAGAAGACGATAAGATAGTATTTGATTATAAACAAAAGTTTAGAAGACAACAAATAGAAAATGAAGGCAATGACCCAGCTAAAACTGGTGAATCACAAGGTACACCATCAGATATGGCAATGGGTAGAACAGGTCACGAATTAGACGATAAAGGTGGAGCACCAGAGGGTGGTTTTGAAGGAGCTGGTAGACCAAAAGAACCTAATAAGTATGGTAAAGATAGTGGAGTACGTGGTAGAGACCCATTAGGAGCACACGATAAGAAAAAAGGTGGTAGTGGTGCACCTAAATATGGTAAACCATTAGCACTAGCTCATTTTGACAAAATAAAAAAATCAATGGAAATTAGTAAAAAAGAAATAAAAATTATAAATGAAACATCTGAAGTAGAAAATGAATACCAAAATGAGGTAAGTTCTTTAACTAAAGATGCTTGAAATGAATAATTATTAGTTAACTTTATATTTATTTATGAGTAAATATAACTAAGTATTGGAGTATTTCGTAATGGTTCGAAAACTAAAACATTCAAAGATAAAAAATACAAGTATACTCTTTGAATTATTAACAAGACAAATTACTGCTGACGTTTTAGCAGGCAAAAGTACAAAATCAGTTAAAATCGTAAAAAAATATTTTAATGAAAATACAGAATTGGGTAAAGAACTTCAATTATATAAGTTATTATCTGAAAAACATTACGAATCTGAGAGTAGAGCTCACGATTTATTGTCAATTGTCTTAAAATCAAGAAAAAAATTAAGTAATTCTAAATTACGTAATGAAAAATACAATTTAATCAAAGAAATTAAAGAGAATTACAATTCTGATGATTTTTTTAATGGTCGTATTTCTAATTATAAACTTCTTGCTTCTATCTATAATACATTCCAAGTTGAAACTGTTGATGAAACATTTAACCCAGAACAAACTGTCAATGCAAAGTTCACAATACTTGAACATATCACAAGTAAGAAAATTACAGCAAAACAAGTTAAAGCTCACGTCTTAAAAGAATATACTAAAAAAGACAAAGATTTAAGATTACTTGCTTATCAAATACTCGTTGATAAATTCAATACAAAGTATAAAACATTAAATGAATCACAAAGAAGTTTGTTAAAAAATTACATAAATAATGTTAGTAATACCAATTCATTAAAAGAATTTGTTAAAACAGAGTCTTCAAAAGTTAAAAAACATTTGAAAAAAGAATTACCAAATATTACTGATAAAATAACAAAAATCAAACTAACAGAAGCAATAAATCAAATTGATAACTTAACTGTTGGTAGAGTAGTGAAAGAAAAACAAGTTTTAACCCTTATGAGATATTACGAATTAGCTAAGGAGATTGATAATGTCCACAAAAAAATTAAACTTGAACTTTTAAAAAAATATATCAAAGAGTTAATCAAACAAGAATTAGAAGAAGCATCTATGACTGGTAATTTAGACGGTGGAGAAGGTCCACCAAAAACACCATATGCTTTTACAGGTAAACGTAAAAAAGATAAAAAGAAAAAAGATGATATAGTTAAAGCAGCAGGTTTTCAAAAAGTATCCGAAGCTAGATTTGCATTAGATATAAAAGATGAAGCTGGTGTTAAATTAACAGTAATAGTGGATGCAGGTTCAGAAGGTGCAGCTAAAATGAAAGTAGCTAGAAAACTCAAAGGTGGTTCAAAGAGTATATCGAATGTAAGAAGAGTACAGACTGGTAAAGCAAAACAAATTGATAAAAAACTCGAGAATGTAAATGAAGGTCATTATCACGATTACAGAAATGATGAATCTTTAACACCAAAACAAAAAATAGGTCGTTCTATGATGGAAGTCAGAGATAAGTTGAATGAGTTAGATAAACTTATTAAAATGAATGT